TAGCCTAGGTCGTACATGACAGGTGCTTTTATATTAGCTTCTTCCTTAAGGAAGTGGTAGCACTCAGACTTATTCATACCCTTCTCTATTAAAGGAAATAAAGGTTTAGCAGTAGGGTATTGTTCTTTGAACCTTAATGCTCTGTTTATCTCTGCCTTACTGTACTCAAATCCGAATACTTGCCCTTCGTAGTCTAGTTCTTTCTCTATCTTGTATCTTACTTTCTTCTTAAGTTCTAGGGTACACCTAGCACCTGATGGTCCGTTGAAGTAGCTTAGTTTATCTATAACATCGAATTGATCTTTGTATTTGTCTGATCTGTATACTTCAATCTCTTGTCCGTACCACTCTTCACATTCTTTCTTAAATCTTTCGTTGTCCTTGTGTGCTGAGTCGATAGCAAAGTATATTGGCTTAACCTTGCTACCAAACTCTTCGATAGCTAACTTAGTAGCTACAGCACTGGTGATACCAGCACTCCACCAGGAGATTATCAACGATTGTCTCCTGACCCTCTTAGAGTACCACGTTTCTCCCTTGAGTCTAGTTTCATAACATTAGAACCTAATACTTTGTATAGGTCACTTCCTATGTAGTTAGCTAAGCTGGTGGCGTAGAACATAACGTCTCCTAACTCTAATTCAATATCTTTATTATCTAATGGCTTACCGTCCCGGATATGTTTCTTTACCTTCTCAGCTACCTCACCAGCTTCACCTACAAGACCTAACACATTTTCTATTAGTCTAGTCTGTCCTGTAGTCATTACCTTCTTCTCTACCCAATCTCCGTAGTCAAGTAGAGTTACAGGTTTCTTCTCTAAGTCCTGGTTGAACTCTTTGAAGGCTTCAATATCTATATTACTAATCATTAATTTCTACCTCTATCGTTGATACATTAAGTGAATCAAAATCCCAGAATGCATTATGTACCATTTCAGTTAAATCTTCTATATGTTCTTGGTTGTCCACCCAAGGAGAAAATAAAGAGTATTCAGCTTCTATGTCCATTGTTACTCTAAACTTCATTGTTTAATTCCTTTTCTTTTGGAGTACTAATTATACCATACTTTTGATGATTAGTCAAGTGAATTATCCTTACCTTCAGTATAAACATAGTAAGGATGGTAGTATACGTTGTCAGTCTCCGTATTCCCTTCTAAGTGCCTCAAGACTAACCCACTGTGTGTCGTACATACCGTCTTCGATGTTTCTTTTGATGACAACTCCTTTCCACCAATCGTTGTTGCTTTGACCCGCCCAGGCTTCAGAAGCACCCTTGTAGCATCCGACAACAAGACCCACTGCACCTTTAGTACCAACAGCATCTTTGAAGTACATATCACGTTTATGAGAGTGACCAACAGTGCAAGAGCGATACCTACTTTGGAGGAGAGCGTATGCATGGTGTACGCCAGAAATAGCCCTCCCGAAGTTACCAGCACCAACATAGTGAGCGTAATCAACACCATCATAATTGTGAATGCTTGGAGCTGAGTTCTCATACTGGTGGTACTCGTCAAACCACTTATTTGTTTGTAGATGTTTGAAAGAAATTCCATATTTAGTTCCCTCTAATCTTGGGTCGTAAGCTATTGCAGTCTTAATACGATTCTCATGGTTACCCTCAAAGCCGTACCACTTAGGCTTCTTACGTTTACCTTGTTTGAAGTAGTGACGTAGACGTTCTTGGCTGTCGTTGTAGGTATCAATGTCTCTCTCATAAGACTGACTAACAACCGCCTCTGGCTTGCGTGTGTCGTAGCTGTTAAGTGACTTCATATCAGCACCGTCACCTAGGTCTATAACGTAGTTAGGTTTAAGATCATATAAGAACTTACCTAACCAAGAGAACCGATCATTTGAAGCTTCGGGTGTTGCATGAGCGCAACTGAATACTACTGCTGTTTTAGTTTTATTTGCCATCTGTATTATCCTTCTTTTCTTTTATCCATGAATCAGGAATGTCTTTATCAGCATATAAGAAGTCGTGTTTGTTACACCAATCTCCATAAGTAGTCTTTGAGCCTTTGTATAGTTTAGCTCTTGAGTTGGAGAATACGAATCTAATATCTAAGTCTGGGTATTGACTCTTTATTTCTTTATGCTTTCGTCTATCAGAGGATATGAACCTACCTTTAGACTCGATTATAATACCGTTACTAAGTAATAGGAAGTCAGGTGTGTAGGTTCTAGTCTTAGAGTCTAGCCAATGTATCTTTAACTTCTCGTACTCGAAGCTAACACCTTTCTCAGTTAGACTGTTAGATATTAACTCCTCTAGACCTGACCTGTAACCCGCTTGCATTGCTCTGATCCGGGTCTTTGACTTTCTTAGTGAAGCTCTCATTACCAATCCTTAATCTCTGGAACTTTAGGTGGTACGACAACTTTAGTTAAGTAAACTGGACCATAGCTGTAAGCGTACTTCTTAACACCAGGAAAGCATGACTTCTTAAACTCACAGTATGAACATTCCATTTTAAGTTTCTTATTAGGAGATGTCTTACTCTGTGGTTCATCCTTAAAGGCTCGTCTAGGTGGTAGGTCTCTAGCTACAATATCCTTGACGTGTTGTATCTCATCTTCCTTAGTCTTTAACTCCGAAGTGAAGTCGTAGGTGTCTAGGCATATACTNCCATTAACNTTGTCTATCACTAAGAAAGCACCGTGAGTCTTGTCGGTGACTAAAGGATCATCTTGGGCTGCGTACACGTATGATGAGAGTTGTGAGATATAACCAAATGGGTCTTGATCCCGTAGGTTACCTTCCTTAAACTTCTTAAAGCTATAAGGTGAAGCTGACTTAACGTCTACTGTCATGCCGTTAATAACACAGTCACGTCTGCCTTTGATACCGTGAGCACTCATATAATCCTGTTGACCTTCAACAGAGTGACCTGCTTGCTGTGCAATACATAAGGCAAGCTCTTCAATCATATCTCCGAAGAAGAACTTGAGCAGGGCAGAGGCTTGTAGTGGTTCACCAGACTTAGTNTGATTGATCTTGTACCATAGCTTACGGTAACAAGGAGTACCTAAGGATGACATAGAGAGGTATCCCCTAGGTTCTTGTGGCTTACTGAATCTTTCAACAGCCTGGCTGCTTATCGTGTTAGCCATAACATCAGACAGAGCCTTGTCCCAACCGCCATGACCTAGTAGGACTTCTTCCATGTCCTTAACTAATGTCGTTGTGCTTTTCATTATATTGCTTCCTTAACTAAGGTAAGTGAAAGGGAGCCTAAGCCCCCTCTCGTTTTGTTATAGTATAACATAACTATTAAAATGGTATATCTTCTAAGTCACTATCAACAGTAGCTTCTGTTGTGTAGTCCTTTATGTTAAGTGGTGTCTCGCTACCGCCACTATTCTTATCAAACTTAAGGTGGTCGATAACCTGTACTGCTTTGAGACGTGTACCTATGCCGATCTTAGTGTCATACACATCTACAAAGACAATACCTTTAGAGCCATTACCGATGAGACCATCTTTCTCCCAATCCCAAGGATTACCGTCTGGTGAGAATACTGCTGGCTCTCCATTAGCCCATGCCATATTTGGTCCTTGGTCCCACTTACGTTTGAAGGTATAACGGAACCCGCTACCATCTTCCTCTGGCTTACCCAATAAGCGTACACCAGCATCAGTAATCTCTTTAGATGTAGTACCATCAACTACTACTGAGATAGTGGTAGCACCATCATGGTCTTTATGCCAATCCGCTTGGTCACGATCAGCTTCTGTTAGCTTAGCCCAATGGAATACACCTGGAATTTCTAAAGTTGTTGTTGCCATATTTATATCTCCTATACAGCTTGGTTAATATATCGTTATTATAGCATAACACTTAGTGAGTGTCAAGCCAATTCTTACCTACATCGTATGAGCCGGGAGTAGGTATCTTAAACCCTAGATCAGTGCCTGTGTGTAGCATTGTGTCAGCGACTAACTGACCTAGGTGTGCTGCTTCTTCTTTAGTACCTTTAACTTCTATTTGGTATTCGTCATGTATGAACCCTACCATCTTAAAGTTAATACCTTCTTTCCTAGCCTTATTGTGAAAGTTAATTAGAGTATGCTTCATTAAGACTGACTCGCCTGACTGTAGCATACCAGCTAGTGTCTTGTGTTGATTGGGTACTAATACCTTTCTACCATCGTAACCCTTAAAGTAACCTCTCTCTGCAAGCTCAGGAACTAGTTGTCCTTTTAGTGTAGCTAGTCCATCTATTGAACTCTCGAACCTTTCTCTAGCATTTCCAGCCTCATTAGAACTAACATTTAATATACTAGCAGTCTTAGCTACGCCAGCACCTAGAAGCCAAGCGTAGATGAAAGTCTTAGCCATGTCCCGTGTTCCATTGGGTACATCCAAGGCTCTCTTGTTTAAGTTATGTATGTCTGTCTCATCTTCCTTCTTACCTTCCATGATAGCCTTAGCATACATATCAGCATCATAGTGTCTCCATAGGTAGTCAGCTAGTACTCTAAGCTGTATACCGTCAGCATCGCAGCCTACTAGCCATGACCCATCAGGTACTTCCCAACACTCACGTAAATGTTTATCGTACTTATGTTTAATCTCCTCTACTGCATTCTTAGGAGTACCGTGAAATGCTGAAGCAATGTTAGCGGTATTAGGTGCTACGTGAGCACAACGTCCTGTCCAGGCACCAACGTTATTAATAGTGCCGTGGACCCTACCGTCATCTTTTACTTGATTGATCCACTCTACTAGAGAGCTTCTACGACCTTCTAAGGTTAGCCACTGTGCTAGGTTCTTAGCACCCTCTGGCGCAGAGTCAGGTAGTGTAGCTAGGTTGTCCTCTGATACGGTATAACCGTATACCTTTAGCTCATTGTGCTTGTCTTTGTATTGCTTCTCAGTCATCTTATCAATCTTCTTACCGTAGGGTGATCCTACCTTAAGCCTACCGAACTTGATGTGTGTCTTAGTCTTATCGAAAGGCTCCCATCCAGCATCCCACAGTGCGTCTACTCTATCCTTGGAAGCACCAGGATTAAAGGAAACGTAGTCGTAGCATAATAGATCGTCACCCTTACGTTTAGTCAGTGGGTACTTCTCCTTTGCTTTAGTTACATTTGCATACTCAGTCCCATCCGCTTTCTTCCTGTACTTAATAGTATTAACGTGTAGTAGTTTAGGAGGAAAGTCAGTCTGGAATTGTTCTTCTAGTTTCTCCTTCTTTTCTGTTACGCTGTCTAATAGTTGTTGAGCCAACTCTTTATTGAACTTGAAGCCGTAGTACTTGGTGCGTACAAGCTCTATCTGTAGATCATGCTCAGCTCTTAATGACTTAGACCAGCTCTTATCAAAGATAGTCTTACGAAAGTTATTAAAGAGAGCCTCAGTGGTATCTAAGTCTTGCTTCCAATACTCTATCATCTCGTCATTGAAAGTAGCGAAGTCTGTGTAGTCTCCTTTATGTTTGTTAAGTCTAATACCCCAAGCCTTTAAGCTATGTCTACTGCCGTTAGCTCCTGGTGGTACATCTACATCAAAGTCTATGGTACGAGATAGCACTAGAGTATCAATCACCTTACGTGGGTCTAATGGCTTATCTAACCATTTGTTCAGCAAGGGTAGATCATATTGAATACCATTATGGAATACCATCTTGTCTAAAGATAGATGCCACTCGGTAGCTGCCTTTCTTGCTACAGCATCCTCATGTATGTTCTCGAACTTGAACACCTCACCTGTAGTCATCATCTTGCCACCAACTATCCAACACTTGTCAGGGTCTTCTATAGCATTAGTTTCTATATCGCAGAATGCTAATCTCATATGGTCTCCTCATTGTCTTACATTAAAGCTACGATATTGGAGTAATAGGACTTCTAACTCGTCATATAGTCTGTCTATGTAGTCTTGGTTATCATCATTAGGAGTTGTAGTATATATCATATCACTGATGTTGTCAATCTCACCGTCTAACTCACTTAGTAAGTCGAAGTCACTAGAGGTCTCTTCATCTTCAATATCAAAGGATAGATAGTCATCAGAGTTTGAGTAGTCGTAGTCATAGTCTTTGCTGTAGTCATCCTCATCGTAGTCGCCCATTATAATCCTCCATCTATATCTTGCTCGGTAAGTACCGTGGTATTAGGGTCGTAGTGTATTGAGCCAGCATTACCTAGTCTGCTGAATGGCCGGTTCTTATCTACAATAAAGGTAGTAGTGTTCCTTATTGCTTCGTCATCACTCTCAGTGTCACGCTCTAGCTTGAGGCAGATGATAGCTTCTTCCTCTAGTGATCCAGCGTACTTGGTACGTCCATCGTCATTAACTTGTGAGATGAAGATAACACCTATGTCTAACTCCTTAGCTAACTGAGCCATGCGAGAGCCGATAGAGGTGAGCAATGAGGTAGCACCATCAGCACCACCTTGTGAAAGATAAGCTAGACGTTGAACGTGGTCGATGAACACATAGTCAACTCCGTAGACTGTAGCCGCCATTCGTACGTAGTCGATCAGCTTAAGTGGATCATCATGGGAACGTAACTCAAAGACAACCGTTCTATCATCGGCTATCTTCTGAGCAGCAGCAATAACGTCAGACTCTGAAACTCCAGAAGCAGCTGCATCCTCTTTGGTACGAACATTAGTGTTTAGTTCATACGTAGCCATAGCACGGTAGGTGGTAGACCTCATCTCCTCCATGTGCATCAACCCTATCTTAACGTCCGGGTCTCGTAGTAAGCCACACTCAAAGAAGCGTACCATCTCAGTCTTACCGCCACCTCTAGGTGCTTTCACAAAGGTTAGGCCACCCTTAACTAGACCTCGTATCTTATTGTCTAATCCGCTGTGTCCAGTAGGAACATAGCTGTATGGATTCTCACGTAAGATGGTGTCTTTGATGTCATCGTCACCCATGTAGAAGTTATCAGGTGAGAAGCGTTGAGGCTTACGTGCAGCCCACATCAGGTCATCCTTAGCACCCTCCATGAGGAACTCGTTAGCATCCTTATACTTACTCATAGACACATAGTAGAACTTAGATGGGAACAACTCGTAGAGTCTCTCAGCTGCTGCCTTACCCGCCGGGTCTTGCTCACCAGCATACACAACCTCAGTAAAGGAGTTAAGGTACTCGTAGTTCTTCTTGATGAACCTATCACTAAGTGTTGAACTAGGTAGGGACTTAACAGGGAATGACTTACCTAGTATCTGATACAGGCTGGCTGCATCGAACTCACCCTCAGTAATGTAGATACGCTTAGAACTACCTGAGTTGAAGTCAGGACCGAATAGATCATCTAGTGATGAACGTTCCTTGAGCCAGAACTTCTTCTCGTCGTAGCCACGATACTTGACGTTGTTAGGCCACTTGAAGGCATAACGAACTGGTGATCCTTCAGCATCTAACTGAAGCTGAATACCGTATAACTCACATACGGATGGATCAATACTCCTAATGCCCTTGTAGACGCTACCTACTACTTCTCTGTGTGTCACAGTTGGCTTCCTTTCTTGAACTGGATAATCCTCAGAAGCCCAACTAAAGACTTCCTTGGTACTAGGGTATCCGCTATTACAACTCTTGCAGTGTCCTGTCTGTTTATCAGTATTATAACTGAATGCATCAGACGAACCACACTGAGTAAAGGGACAGGGTTGGTGGTGTCTCTCAGGCATTGCTATTGGTATCCTTTCTCAACTGTTTAGCGTAGCCTCTGGTTAGGTCTAGTATCTGTCCTTCGACTAACCACTGACCCTCTCTATCCTTAGACTTCCTAAACATCATTAAGTCTGACTCTAGTTCTTCCATCCTGGTGACGTACTCAGAGGTTGTTAGAGTCTTCCAATTATTTAGTTTCATACTTAGTCATCCTTAATATTAAGTTTTGCTCGTATAATAGATGCCTGTCTCTCGTCGTGTGTGAAGTTACTTATTTGCATCTTCCTTCGGAGTGCGTAGTCTTTAATAGCTATTACGACCTCGTCTATGTCTACATTGTATCTTAACATAGTTTGTTTTATAATATCCATTTACTTGAACTCCCTTTTTACTTGTTCTGCGTATAGGTTAGCTAATGATCTAATCTCACACTCTACTTCGTAAGTACCTTGCTCGTCTTGTATGTCCTCGTAGTGATCTAACTCAGACTGTAAACTCATCATCCAGGCATCATAAGCATCTATACTTATATCTTCCCAATTATCTAGTACATATGACATTAGATGTTCTCCTTGTTTAGTAATGCATTCCATGAGTAAGTATAAAGAACTTTAAGACTCTTGTCAATACCTTCCGCAACTAACCTAGTCTCAGCCTGTGTGTCAGGTGCTAGACGTAGCCTACACATATCTGCAAAGGCATCTAGTGACCCGGACCACCACCATTCAGTCATAAGAGATTGTGG